AAGGGCAATCTCGCCAACATTGCTTTCCATATCTGTCATGCTCGCAACACTAGGATAAAAAAATACCCCGCACAATGGCGGGGCAAGTTGGTGGCCACTCGACGGGGAGGAGACAGCGGGCCACGTTCAAAGCCTAGCATCACCCAATCTCAGCGCCAAGAGATAAATAGCCAGCACCGTCAACCGAGCTATCCTCGTGCGGTCCATTGCGCAGCCGTGCAATCTTGAGGAGGGCCATCATGTTGCAGACATCCCTGCCAGACACAGCCACACCCAGATAGGCGCTCCACATCTCAGCGATGCACTGGAAGCTCTCGGCTGCGTCACCGTAGTCATCCTGCCTGCTACCGTTCACGAGGTGTTTTGCTGTTTCGAGTATTTCGGTGCGCTTGTTCAATTTGTGACCTCTCTGGGGTGGTTGATGTTTTCTAGCCTTGCTTGGGGTGGTCGTAAAGACCTTGGCCGTTCATATATAATTCTACTTAATTTTGCGGACCCTATAGGGGGGGGGTGTGGTGAAGGTATAGGATAGGGGTGTCTACTATAATAAGAATAAAATAAAAAAAACCTTTATATATAGAGAGACACCTTGTTTCATTGGCTTTCGTTGACTGACTTCATTTGTTCTACGCCGACTAAATTTTAATCATTCGTGCAGACCCAAAAACAGGGAAGGACTAAAATTTACTCGACTTCCATTAAATTAGCGGCTTTACAGATCGGGCGTCTTGGGCGTAAGTATAGGCCAAGAAAAAGCCCCCGCGCTGCGCTAACAGCCGAGGGCGTGATTGAAACCTAAAAGGGAGGATGGTTCCAATGAGCCACAATCTATCAACAACCGCCGACTTTGCCAAGCACTATGCGTCCCTTGGATTTGCTCTTGTAGCGATACCAGCGGGCAGCAAAGCGCCGACATCATTTGGCTGGCAAACCAAGGCCACGGCTCCTGAGTTTTGGGATGCCAATCCGAGCCACAACATCGGGCTGCTTCACAGCATGAGCGGGACGGTGGCACTTGATATAGACCACATGCTGAACACCAGAACTATCTTTGAAGGGCTTGGTATTGATCTGGATGCTATCCTTGAGAATGCGCCTCGCATTGTGGGGCGTCCTGATCGGGGGAAGGCTCTGTTTGCTGCTCCCGCTGGCGATCCGCTTACCACACGCAAGATAAGCTGGCCAGTGGACGGCGACCCGCGCCGCACTGAGGTTGTGTTTGAATTGCGGGCTGGCTCTGTTCAGGACGTCCTGCCGCCGTCCATACACCCCGATACAGGACAACCTTACACTTGGGCGGGGGCTGACATAGCAAACGGCCTCCCTGAGCTTCCTGAGCAGCTTTTAACGATCTGGCGGCAATGGGACAGGTTTAGGCCGCAACTGGCTGATTTATGCCCTTGGAAGCGCACGCCTGAGTTTAAGCCACCGAGCGCCAAGGTGCGGCGTGTTGGCAATGAGACGCAGGATGTGATCGGCCAATACAACGATGCGGTTCCTATGGCTCAGGCGTTGACAGATGCAGGGTATCGCCAGATCGGTAATCGGTGGCTTTCGCCCAATAGCACGAGCAAGATTGCGGGCGTTGTTATTTTTGACGATGGGCGGGCTTATAGCCACCACGCAAGCGACCCGTTTGATTTGGAACATAGCTTTGATGCGTTTGAGGTCTTTTGCCAGTATCAGCACATGGGCAACGCAGGGGCGGCGGTAAAAGCGGCTGCGGATCTTCTGGACATCAAGAGCCTGCCACAAGGGCCAAGTGAAGCGGATCGTGAGGCTATGCAGCACGGGGCGAGCGTTGCGGCCAATATCATGGGAAAAGCCAAGGCTGAAAGCGGCGGTATTCCAAGTCATTTGTTGACCGTTCCAGGCGTTCTTGGCGAGGTGGTGAAATACAGCGCGGAAACTTGCATAAAAAGGCAACCGCAATTTGATGTGCAAACGGCTTTGGCTCTGGGGGCTGTCTCTATGGGGCGCCGTTTTATCACTGACAACAACAACATGAGCGGGCTTTTCTTTTTGAATATTGGCAAGACGGGCTGCGGTAAGGAGCACGCCAACACGGTGATTGAGGATGTTTTAGAGCATAGCGGCAAGATCGAGTTGCGTGGGCCAAATGGCTATACAAGCGCCACGGGTGTTTTGTCTGCTTTGCTATCCAAGCCTGCGCATTTGGCGGTAATTGATGAATTTGGTTCAATGCTTCAATCGGCTGGGGCGAAGGGCAACCAGCACAAGAAAGACGCTCTGACGATGATGATGGAAGCATTTGGGAGGCAAACCAAAACCATCCGTAACTTGAGTTATGCGACGATCAACATGACCGAGAGCCAGCGCAAAAGCATGGAGGTTGAGATTAAACGGCCTTCGCTTTCGCTAATCGGCATGACGACGCCAGAGACGTTTTATGAGGCTTTGAGCGGCAAAGACATTGCGAGCGGGTTTTTGAACCGCTTTGTGATTGTGGAAAGCAAACGGCGGCGCGAGCTTTCAAGAAAGCCTTCTCGCATTGATCCGCCAGCAAGCGTCATTGCTTGGGTTAAGGCGTGCAGCGAAGCGAGCGGAGATGCTGGCAACTTGCAAGACAACGGGCCTGAGTTTCCGCCTGAGCCTGTGCTTGTTCCGTTTACGGCTGGAGCGGAGCGGCTTTTTAGAGAATATGAGCAGCGCATAAATGATCGGCAAGACGCGATGAAAATGGCGGTGCAGGCTGATATGCTAAACCGAACCCGCGAGATTGCAATGCGGGTTAGTATGATTGTTGCGGTGTCGCTTGGCGATAAAGAGATAAGCGAGACGGCGGCTCAATGGGCGATTGATTATGTGGATTATTACGCCACGCAAACGCTTGAGTCGCTTACGGTGAACCTCAGCGAAGGCGATACGGACAGCCTACGCAAGCAAGTGGCGAACGCAATTCAAGAGGCTGGCCCCGCTGGGTTGAAGGTAAACGAGCTTATAAAAGCCGTCCCCAAGCTTGGCAATTTGCGCAAGTTTGAACGGGACGGGCTTTTGGCAATGGTTTGCGAAGATTATTCGATTGAGCGACTGACGGTGAAGCCAGAAGGCGGCAAGGGACGACCATCCATTATTCACAAGTGGGCCGATTAAAGTAGTCGGACAGCTTGCGCCATGTTTTAAGGCTTACGTCCCGCCCCTGCGCGACAGCCTGAACGCTTGGATATGACAGACCCGCGCGCTTGGCCACTACGGTTAAGCGGCGGTCTTCAAGCAGGCATTTGATCTTTTCGAGTGCGATGAGATTATCCATGTTTTCCCCATTGTAAAAATAATTTCAAAAAGAGCTTTACATGGGGGAGATTACTTTGTAAAGGTTATCACGTTGAGAAGAGAAAAAAGGAGTTGCGAGATGAGCAACATTGACGGACTAGCAGCCGATTGGCTGGCCGCAAAAGCGGAGGAGCGAAAAGCAAATTTACTCCGCTTGGCAATCGAAAAAGAACTGACTGAGGCGCTTGAAGCCAAGGACGAAGGTTCAATCACCCACACATTGCAATCCCACAAGGTCACGCTGACACAGCCTGTCACGCGGAAAATTGACGCGAGAAAATGGGAAGCAGTAAAGGGCAAAATTCCAGAAGCATTATGGCCAGTGAAAACCGTTGTCTCTGCGGACGCGGCTGGCATGAAGTGGCTGGCAGAAAACGAAACAAAGCTCTGGGCGGAAGTCTCGCCAGCATTTGAAACAAAACAGGGCAAAATCGGCGTCAAAGTGGAGGAACTGAAATAATGGCGATTGATCTATCACAACTGAGCAAACCAAGCGGGCAGCGACCCGTCATCATTACGCTTTTTGGAGAAGGCGGAATGGGCAAAACAACGCTTGCGTCTATGTTTCCCAAGCCTGTCATTATCCGCACGGAGGATGGCACAACATCCCTGATCGGCAATGACAACGTGAGCCTGTTTCCGCTCGCGCAATCAAGCCAAGATGTGCTGGATGCGATTGAGGCACTGGCCACGCAAGAGCATGACCACAAGACGCTTGTTTTGGACAGCATCACGCAGCTTGCCACGATGATTGAAAGCGAGATTGTCGCGGCAGACCCAAAGGCGAAAAGCATTAACCAAGCGGGGGGCGGCTACGGAGCGGGTTACAGCACTGCGGCTGATCGTCACCGTTTGATTAGAGACTGGGCTGGTGCGCTGGCTTATGAGAAAGGCATGAATGTTGTTTTCATCGGCCACGCCGATACCGAAACAATGGACCTGCCTGACTTTGACCCATACACGCGCTATTCGGTGCGCCTGCATAAGAAGAGCCTGCCGCACTATACCGACAACGTGGATGCCGTCTGCATGATCCGCCTGAAGACTTTCACGCGGGGCGATGGCGACAAAAAGCGGGCCATCAGCTCTGGGGAGCGCGAGATTATCTGCTTCCCACAAGCGGCCAGCGTTACCAAAAACCGCTTTAACATTACCGAGCCGCTGCCATTCACGTTTGAAGGCGGCAACCCATTTGAAAACTTTGTGGCTAAATAAGGAGAACCCACATGCAACTTAACGGATTTAACGCGGCTGAAGTCGAACCAACAGCATCATATGAGCCAATCCCAGCGGGCTGGTATAAGGCGGTCTTCACAGAGAGTGAGGAAAAGCCCACGAAGGCACAGACTGGCAGTTACCTGCAACTCAGCGCCGAGATTATCGAGGGCGAGCACCAAGGGCGAAAGTTGATTGAACGGCTTAACCTCAACAACCCCAATAGCACGGCGGTTGAGATTGCACAGAGAACCCTTTCAGGCATCTGCCGAGCGGTGGGTGTTATGACCCCACGCGATAGCTCGGACCTGCACGATAAGCCTTTCATGGTGAAGGTGGCTGTGAAGCCCGCAGATGGCCAATACAGCGCCAGCAACGAGATTAAGGAGTATGCGGCCACGGATAGCGGTGGTGGCACTCAGGCGGCTCCTGCGGCGGCGGCAACGCCTCCTTGGAAGCGCTAAGTTCTTTTCATGGATCGGCCCAGTGTGGGCCGATTTACTGAACAGAAGGAGAGACGAATGAAGCTTGAACAGCACACAACGCCGATCACGGTGCAAAAGATATTTGATCACTACAAGGAGAAGCGCAAAAACGAGCATCGCCCGCACTTAGGTGGCTCACAGATCGGGAATGAGTGCAGCCGCGCGCTCTGGTATCAATTCCGCCACGCATGGACGCCGCGATTTGACGGGCGAATGCTTCGCCTATTTGAGACTGGCGACCGAGAAGAAGATCGGATCGTAAAGAACCTGCGCGACATTGGTGTAACGGTTTGGGATCGAGACCCAGAGACAGGCAAGCAGATTAGAGCAGAAGCCTGCGGCGGTCACTTTGCTTTGAGCCTAGACGGGGTGGGGGAAGGCTTTGCGGAGAGCAGCCAGCCGCACACCTTGGAATTCAAAACCATGAACACCAAGACATTTAAGGCTTTGAGCGCCAAAGGGCTTGAAGAGGTAAAGCCGATCTATTGGGCGCAATGCCAGATCGGGATGCACTTGGTCGGGCTGGAGCGATGCTATTTCTTTGCCGTGTGCAAAGAGACCGATGCCATATACGGCGAGCGGATTAAGTATGATGCGGCCTATGCGATGCAGCTTGTGGCCAAGGCGGAAAATATTGTGTTTGCAGAAGAGCCGCCCGCCAAACTCACAGAAGAGGCAAGCGACTGGCGCTGCAAGTTTTGCCCTTATTGGGCGGTGTGCCACGGTTGCAAAATACCAGAAGTTTCCTGCCGCACTTGCGCTCATGTTACGCCTGAAAGAGATGGCACATGGAGTTGCACGAGGGGCCATAAAGTAGACGGACCCTGCAAGGACCACCTGTATATTCCCAAGATTATGCCGAAAGATTTAACCGTGCATGATGCTGGGCCAGACTTTGTTGAATACATGGATGAGGACACGGGCGAGGTGCTGCGCAATCAGGGGAACAGCCAAGAGATATTTGACGGGAGAATGAAATGATGTTGGCTAATAAAATAGGACGTCCCCGCAAGTATCACTTTGCAGAAATGCAGGTGGGTGAAGAGCAGTTTTACCCAGTTGGGGCAAGAGGCATTGCAGCGCATGAAAACCTAATTCAAACGGCTGCGGCTGGGCAAGTTGGGGCCAGCGGTAAATTCAAAACGCGCCGCATTCAGATGAGCGGCAAAGTGGGTGTAAAGATTAAGCGGGTGGCGCAATGACATTTGAGCTTAGAGATTACCAGCGCGCGGCCATTGACGCGACCTATCAATATTGGGCCGATCAGCGGGGTGATAATCCTTTGATTGTAGCGCCCACTGGGGCAGGCAAGACGGCTATTATTGCCCAGCTTGTAAAGGACGCCATGTCTTTTTCTGGCACGCGTGTTTTGATGCTGACGCACGTTAAGGAGCTTTTGGAGCAGGGAGCGCAAGGCTTGCTTCGGATGTATCCACAAGCGGAGTTTGGCTTTTACAGCGCCAGCATTGGTCAAAAGCGACTGGACAAGCCGATCACGTTTGCGGGCATCCAGAGCGTCTGGAAAATGGCTTATGAGATGATCCCGCCGCCTGATTTGGTATTGATTGACGAGGCTCATATGTTGCCGCGCAATTCTGAAACACGCTACGGAAAATTCATTGCCGATCTGAAAGTCTGCAATCCCGCAGTAAAAATTGTGGGCCTGACGGCCACGCCTTATCGCTTGGACAGCGGCGAGCTTCACAAGGGCAAGGGGGCACTCTTTGACGGCATTGCATACGACATCCCTGTGGGTATGCTGATGGATCAGGGTTATTTGTCGCCTGTCATATCCAAGGGCGGTCTAAAGCAGATCGATCTGACCAACGTCAAAAAGCGGGGCGGGGAGTTTGTTGAGGCAGACCTTGCGGCTGCGGCATCCGATCCTGAGCTTGTAGCGGCCACTGTGGCCGAGATTGTCGAGCTTGGAGCGGATCGCAAGAGCTGGCTTTTGTTTTCGTCGGGTGTTGCTCACGCTGAGATGCTGGCTGAAGGCGTCAGGGGGCATGGGATTAGCTGCGATGTGGTGACAGGCGCGGATCCAGCCAAAGAACGGGCAGGCAAGATTGAGCGGTTTAAGGCGGGGCAAACTCGGTGCTTGGTGAATTGCAACGTGCTCACGACAGGCTTTGACGCGCCAAGCGTTGATTTGGTGGCTTTGGTTAGAGCAACCGAAAGCACGGGGCTTTACGTTCAGATGGTCGGGAGAGGCACGCGCTTGGCGGATGGCAAGGAGAATTGCCTGATTTTGGATTATGGCCAGAATGTGCAGCGGCATGGTTTTATAGATCAAGTGAAGCCCAAGAAAGCGGGCGGCAGCGGGGAGGGAGAAGCGCCAGCAAAGGAATGCCCGAATTGCCAAACAATGCTTCCAACGGCCACACGCGTTTGCCCTGAGTGCAATCATGAGTTTCCCGCGCCAGAGTTAAACCACGCTCAGAAAAGCTATGGCGGAGCGATGCTATCATCGCAGGTCCAAATGGAATGGCTTGATGTTGACGATGTGTTTTACCAGCGATGGGAAGGCAAAGCAGGCAAGCGCGACACCTTGCGTGTGACATATGATTGTGGGGTGCTGCGTGTAAGCGAGTGGCTCTGCCCAGATCACGGCGGCTATGCAGCCGAGCGCTATCGGGCGCGGTTGCCGTCACTTGGTGGGCAGGCCCTAACGCTTGACGATGCAATTCTTGAAGCCCGTGATTGGGTGAAGCCAAGCCGCATTCGGGTAAAGCCAGACGGAAAATTTCACCAGATTGTGCAATTTGATTACACACAGAAGGAAAAGACCCATGCCGAGAAAACTGCGGAAGAGCACCAAAAAGCCATCCTTGCCGAGTTTGAAGGAGAAATTCCCTTCTGAGCATCAGGAGCAGGTGGGCTTTGTGAATTGGTTCAGGACGCGCTTTGCGGGCGTCCTAATCTTTGCAATCCCGAACGGCGAAAAGCGGGCCATCACGGTTGCCAAGAGGCTCAAGGCAGAGGGGGTTGTGCGCGGCATTCCTGATTTGTTTATTCCCGAATGGTGCTTGTGGGTTGAGATGAAGCGCGTTCAAGGCGGGCGTCTTTCCCCAGAGCAAAAGAATATGATCGGCTATCTGGAAAGCATTGGCCAAACGGTTCTGGTCGGAAAAGGGGCCAAGCACGCGTCCGAACTTGTTT